CAACTGTTGCTACTGCGTCTGCCCTATTTGCAAAACCCCTAGCGGATTTGATTCTGAGGGCTTTGAAACCTCTAATAAAGAAGGCAACTGATACTGTGAAGAAGAAACTGGGACGTCATCGGATTTTGTCGAAGTCGGAGGTTGTATCAAATAAGTATCGGGATTCAAAGGGTCTTCCACCTTTGAAGGACTACTCAAAGAATAAGAAGCGGAAGGGATAGAGTGAGTATGATTTGGTAGTGTGTTGGGTGGGTTTACAAGTACCACGTCAGCACATACTGCATAGTAAGGAGACTTTGGATGGAACATAATTCCAGCCTTCATTAGTTCTCCACAGTTTTTCAATCTTGCAATCTCAAAATCCAAACGCTTGTTAGCATTTGTCTGCTCGATGTATGCTATCTGCTGTGTTGCTGCTTCTTTACATAAAGCAGTCAATTTCTTATCAAGTGGCCAACTTATAGTACCACTGATACCTATTGATAAGTTCTGAGTATTCTTTTGACCAGTACGAGTTGGAATGTAATATAATATTTCACCTGGATTATCAGGTACCCCATCATCATTAGCATCAACGTTGTTGTAGACAGGATCTTGGAACATTTCCTCGAACGGATGCTGTTGTGTAAGCGATCCGGTGACGAAGGGAGTAAGGTTCATGGTAGCACCTTGGCACTGTATACCATTACTATAAGTGTTGGTAATATAAGGTCCTTGTAAAACTTGTATAGCTTGATTGGTTACTGAGCCTGAAGAGTTGGCGACTGGATTAGCGGTAGCAGAAACTCCCCCCACGTCTGTGTTTGCTAAGACTGGGGTAGTTATGGTAAGAAGACTAATAGCGGATAGTACTGATGTACTTACTGACTGAAGATTGAAGTTGTATCTGTTACGCTTTGTATTGTTGTTGTTCGATTTATTATTGTTTGTGTCTGTAAGCCCGGACCATTGTAATGCTCGGTGAATTGAAACGATTCCCCTACATTTTGCTGTGTCCAATTTGGTTTTTGATCTAGATCTAATCCTGTCCATGTCGAAGTCACTCCATTCAATGTATTAGATTGAGCACTACCTACGTCGGGAGTAATGCTCGTGCCATCATGTTGCACGTTTGTCCCCGTTACCGAGTATGTCCAACCAGTAGAGTAATCCATCGAATTAATAGTCTCCGTCACGGTAGAAGTCGTCTCCGTGTGGCTGGTCATCGATCCCTGCGTAAAATTAGGGACCACAGGGACTGCAATCGCAGTCGGTGCAGTCGCAAGGACAAGAGCACTGACAGTTATCGCACGATACACTCTCATATATTACCATAACTCCCTATCTTATAGTAAGTTCTGTAACATGCTGTCCTGTAGCCACGGTACCTGCACCACCAGCTGTTAGTGTCATAACACCCTGACTGGTTATAGTTCCAGCGAGTGTGTCTTTTGTACCAGCAGCAGTAGAAGTTTGATTACTGAAGTTTCCTACAGTTCCAACTGTCGGTGCTGATGTTGCAACAGCATCTCCTTGGGTGTATGACTGAGTGAAGCTGAACGCTGCACCAGGTACATCCTGAGTTGCTGCTATAGTACCAGGAGCATAAACACCTGAAGTTATAGTACCAACACTGACTGTGCCAGCTGTTGTACCATCAGTTGTGTCCACACCGTTGCCCGTTACCGAGAACGAGGATCCAATCCTCTCAACCTGAGTTGCTGCTGCGTTCACCTGCAATTGAACGCTACTTGATAACTTATGAGTGATGTCCGCACGGGCACTCATAGGAGCAGCTAACGCTAACATAATAAATGGGATAAGTTTCTTCATACTTATACGTAGCATTATAGCCGTATTTATGTTACTATATATCTGAACGATATAATTACCTATTACAATGAAAATTTTTCTTGACACTGCTGATACAGAAGTGCTCAATAGGCACTATGTCACTGGACTCCTAGACGGAGTAACTACTAATCCAACACTCATTCGTAAGAGTGGACGTGATCCCCTTGCTGTTTATGAAGAGATAGCAGAGATAGGATTCACTGACATTAGTATGGAAGTTGGTGGTAACGGACTAGAGATGGTACAAGAAGGGCGAGCACTAAGAGAAAGGTACGGAAGTGTAGCAACTATCAAAGTTCCATGTACACCAGAAGGACTATGGGCATGCCGAGAGTTGAAGCGTGACCTTATAAAAGTAAATGTAACACTCATATTCTCAACAGCACAGGCAATACTAGCAGCAAAAGCAGGAGCAAAGTATGTTTCTCCTTTCGTTGGTAGACTGAATGATAATTCACACAATGGATTAGGTCTAATTGAAGACATCAATAAGGTATTCACCATTCAAGGTGTACATGAGACAGAGATACTATCTGCATCACTAAGAGATGTATCTAGTGTGTCTGGTTCCTTTGCTGTAGGTGCTGACATATGTACAATACCTCCAACAGTCTTTGAGAAGATGTATAATCATGTTCTTACTGATAAAGGATTAGATCAATTCAATAAAGACCTTGAAACGATAGCAAATGCGAATAATTCATGACGCTATAGATGATGAGTTAGTTACTAGGTGTCTAGAAGAGATCAGTAGAAAAAAGAAACAAGATGTCTGGGGTATATCCAAATGGAAATGGGATATGCCACTCACTAAAGGTTTCAAACAACCAGTTTTCTCTTCTAGACCTGAGGTATATCAATATAATGATCTTAGGAATCAACTCACACAATACTTCAAGAGAGTACCTACAAATATATACTACCATTTGTGGTTACCACAGTCTGGTATCAATTGGCATGATGACAACTTGAATGTCTACGGTGCTACATTATATTTGAATGATTGGGTGCCAGAGAAGGGTGGTGTATTCATGTGGAAACCTAATAACTCTAATGAGTTGAAGTGTATCCACCCTAAAAGAAATCTGTTGATGATAAATGATGAGGGTGAAAGACATGCTGTCACTCCTATCATGGCAAATGAGGAGGGAGGAATGAGAATGTCTGTTCAGATATTCTGTGCATTACCTGGTGAAGAGTTGAATCATGGTAGGATGCCAGAACCTAAACCAGAGAAGAAGAGGAAACCAAAAAGTGCATCTTCACTCTAAACATATTGGTCTTGACTGGGCAGAGGATGTAGAACTGCTGTGTAAGAAACTAATACTACAGCATAAGTGGAGTAGTAAGAATTATAAGAGAGGTGAGTATGTGTTTGACATAGCACCTAACAACCTAGGACTCTTTCAACCTCTGTTTGATATAATAAAACAAGAAGTTATAACACTATATCCTAAGGCAGATATACCAGACAGAACATACAATGCTAGTTGGGCATATGTATCTAATGTAGATAGAAGTGTCACCTATGTACATAACCATATGAGTGAGAAGGTACAGAAAGATATCTCTACTGTCTTCTACTTACGGAAACCACCACACTCAGGTGACATCATGTTTTTACTGGATGGAAAAGAGCATATACATAAACCAGTGGAAGGAGAACTACTGATATTTCCTGCTACTTATTACCATGCACCTCTGCCTTCTAAGACAAAGGAGTATAGGATAGCGATCAATGTAAATGTAATCACACTCAATAGGTATGATTGCTTTCTTGACAAGTGATTTGAATATCAGTATAATAGACTCGTTAGTTACCAGAAAAATGTCTACGAAAGGATCTTTTCTTTCAAAGTTCAAAGAAAAATCTCAACTCCTAGTTGATGCTATAGAACGTAGAGTGGATTTAGAGTATGATCATCCCAGTTTATACTCATCATTGAAGTCATTCTATGCACAGCAGGAGATTTATTTTTACGATGATAAAGATAAAGACTATGATGTTGTTATGGAAAACTTAGAGTATGATCTATTGAATACGGGGTTTATTGGATGATTGAAAAAGAAAGAAGACCTTGGGGATACTTCTCTGTCTTACAAAGAGGTGACAATTATTGTGTCAAAGAACTCTTCGTAGAACCAGAGATGAGAATATCTCTACAGTTCCATCGGCATCGTACTGAGGACTGGGTTGTTGTAGAGGGTGATGGTATTATAACTCAAGGTAATCTTGAGACACCATGCAAAGTTGGCGACACATTCTTTATACAGATCGAACAACGTCATCGCATACAGGGTGGTAAGAAAGGAATAAGAATTGTAGAAGTACAAAGAGGTGACTGTGTTGAGGATGATATCGTAAGATTGGAAGATGATTATAATCGTGTAGATCATTTTGCGTGGGGTCATTACTAATGAATCCAGATGATTTCAAACCAGAAGACCCTGCACATTACCAACGTGGTAGTATACAAGTCTGGGATTTCATAGCAGATCAAGGACTTGACTTCTTCTCTGGTAATGTAGTGAAGTATGTCTGTCGTGCAGGATACAAGGACGATAAAGTTCAAGATCTAAAGAAGGCAAAAGCATACATCGATAAACTTATAGACTTATGTTCCTAGTTACAGGCGGTGCAGGATTTATTGGCAGTAACTTCCTACACTATCTCAAAAAATATACTGGTGTGGAAGATCAAGTTGTCATTATAGACAACCTATCTTATGCTGCTGATAAAAAATACATGCCACTCAATGATCAGTTTGTATTTGAGTACTGTGATATATCACAGGAGGATAATGTAAATTATATCTTCGACAAGTATAAGATCAAAAGAGTATTTCACTTCGCTGCTGAGTCACACGTTGACAATAGTATAACTAACTACAGACCTTTCTTAGAAGCAAATGTAATTGGTACAATCAATTTATTGAATGCCAGTCTAAGACATAACGTAGACAAGTTCCATCACATATCTACTGATGAAGTGTATGGTTCTTTAGAATATTATGATAAGGTATTATTCAAGGAGACAACACCTTATGACCCAAGAAATCCTTACTCGGCAAGCAAAGCAGCGTCTGACCATTTTGTCAAGACGTGGCATAACACTTATGGTCTACCTTATCTTATTACTAACTGCTCTAACAACTATGGTCCTCATCAACATGTAGAGAAGTTGATACCT